TGAACAACGCTGACTTCAACGAACTCAAGGACTTCCTGACGCGCCAGCGAGACGTGTATCGCCTGCCTTACGACAGGTCCGCTACCGAGGTGCCCCGCCGCTGGGTTGTGTGGGGTACCACCAACGACCCGATGATGTTGCGCGAGCGCGACGGTAACCGCCGCTTCCTCATTGTCGATGTTCTGGAGCAGATGGACTTCGATAAGTACACCCCCGAGTACGTAGACCAGGTGTGGGCTGAGGCCGTGGCTCTGTACCAGGAGGGCGAGCGCCCCGTGCTCTCCCCGGCAGAGGAAGTGCTGGCAGAGCAGGCTCGAAAGTCGCACACGATGGAAGACAACCTCGTGGCTACCATCACCGAGGCTCTGGAGTCCCCCGTGCCTCTGGCGTGGGAGCGTATGTCCCTGCCCGAACGTATTCAATGGCTTCTGGACGAGAGCATGGACGCGGAGGATAAGTCCGTACCCACGGCTCCCCGTTCGTTCATCACACCCGCCGCCGTGTGGGTGGAAATCATGCGCAAGGGTCTACCCGATATGTCTCTGCGTGACCAGAACCGCATTACAGCTGCCCTGGTCAGCCTCACCCGTAAGGGCGTGCTGGTCCAGGAGGAAGGCAGGCAGCGAGTCGGTTGCTACGGCTCGCAGACCGTCTTCCGCCTTCCCTACGCTGACTAGGCGTGGGCTATCTCACCAACGCCCGCTTGAAACGGTGGCGGTTCCGGTGCAATACTGGAATCACCCCGCCTCAAGCGGGCTCTACATGAAAGGAAAAGTGAATCATGACTCCCCTCAACTCTGAGGCAAGCGCCGCCGCCATGACGGACGCGGCCACCATCATTATCAAGGAGTTGCAGACCATCGCCGCCTCCTTGGAGGATTTGACGAAGCGCGTCGAAGCGCTTGAAAGCGGTGGCCACCCCACCCGAGAAGTCACCTTCGAGCAGATGCGAGCCGCCGTCCAGGAGCTACATGACCTCGCCGGAGCGCAGGCACTACCGCTCGTGCAGACTGTGCTCTCCACCCGAGGCTTCTCTCGGGTATCGGAGGTCCCGGTAGCAGACCGCGCTGACATCCTGAGCAAGCTGGAGCGCGAGATTGCGAACCGAAAGAACGGCGCGGATGCCTGACGTTCACGCCAAGCTGTCCCCCTCATCCAGCCACCGCTGGCTCAACTGCACGAAGTCCTTCGACCTGATCGAGTCGGCTAAGGTACCAGAGCAGACAGCGGGCCTGGCGGCTGAGGAGGGGACTCTAGCCCACGCCGTGCTGGAGAACCTAATGAAGCAGGCACTCGGTAAAGTCTCTGCTGCGGAGTTCAAGGCAGAGCGCAAGCGCCTAGCCGAGGAAGCCGAGAAGCTTCTCGGGCGACCGGCAATATCCGAGATGGAGAAGTTCGCCGCCGGGCAGGTCGAGTTCATCCTTGACCTGCTCCGGGACGACCCGAGCGCCGCAGTGCTCATCGAGCAGCGGGTATGGGTTACCGAGCAGTGCTTCGGAACCGCCGATGCGATCGTCGTCAGTGGCACCACCCTGTACGTTATCGACTACAAGTATGGCGTGGGTCTGCCGGTGAACGCTGTGGAGAATCCGCAGTTGCTCCTCTACGGAGCAGGCGCCCGGCGCTTCTGGGAGTTGGTCTACGACATCCAGGAGGTAGAGCTTCACATCTTCCAGCCACGTCTGCACAGCCACAGCGAATTTCGCCTCTCTGCAGACGAACTGCGTAGCTGGGTGGACACGAAGGTTCTGCCCGCAATCGACCAAATCAACACCTCCTCCGGCTCGTTCTGCCCAAGCGATAAGATTTGCCAATGGTGCCCCGCCAAGGCAATCTGCTCGGCACGAGCGAACGCGATGTGGGGATTTCTACTCCAGGAAGGAGTGCTGACCGATGACTGATGCCCCGGTCCTTGCACCTGTAGGCGAACTCTCTATCGAGCAGCTTGCTATGGTCGCCCTGAACGCCAAGGCGATTAAGAAATGGCTCACCGACGTCGAAGAGCATGTGCTCACCCAGGCGTATGACCACGGGGTGAAATTCCCCGGACTCGAGGTCGTGCGCGGCTCATCACGACGAACCATCCCCGACCCCGAAGGCTTCCTCCGCGCCCTTGAAGAAGGCGGAGTGAGCACCGACGGGCTCAGCCAGACGATCGTGAAGCTGGAGACTATCAGCAACCTTGAGAAGAAGCTCGGGGTCAAGCTGGAAGACACTCCGGCAAGCGAGTTCGTCACCAAGACCACCGGAAAGCTCGCTGTCGTTCCTGAGAGTGATAAGCGTCCGGCAGAAATCAAAGCCGAGGCTGCTGCCTCGGCTTACGAAAACCTCACCATCTAACCACTGAAAGGAAACCAACAAAAATGGCTACCAACGCAATTACCCTTGGCCGCGTCCGCTTCTCCTACGTCAAGCTCAAGGACCCCTCCCGCGTCGCTGCCGACGGCTCCCGCGAGTACGTCCTGCAGTCCGTCGTAGACCGCATCATCGCGGAGCAGGGCAGGGACAGCAAGGAGATCGCCGACCTCAAGTACGGCATCAACCTGATTATCGGCAAGGAAGACAAGCAGGCAGGCTCCGACAAGCTGATTATGGAGGCACTGGGCGAGAAGGTCGAGATTGCGGTTACCGAGGCGGTCGAAGCGAAGCGTATCACCAAGGCTCAGGCAGAGCAGCTGCGCAAGCACTGGTTCGACAAGGGTGCGCTGAACATCGCGTCGAACGGTAACCTCAAGACCACCATCCGAGACAGCGACGTTCAGGGCGACGAGCCCACCCCGGCGCACCTGGTGAACACCTACAACTTCAACATTTCCCCCAACGCTAAGCGAGGTCCGGTCCCGACCTTCAAGTGGGGTGTAAACCCGACCACCAATAAGCAGGGTCCGGTCAGCGTGGACGTTGAAGAGATTCACTCCGGTGACTACGGCTTCGTTGAGCTGGTCCCCTTCGTCTACAAGTTCGCAGGTTCTACCGGCCTGACTTTCTTCCTGAACTCCATCCTAAAGACCCAGGACGGCGAGCGCCTGGACGGTACCCGTGACGCGGGAGCCGCCTACGAGGGCATGGGCGACTACATGGCAGAGGTAGCGGACGAGGGCGCGTCCGAGTTCTCGGCGGCTCCTGCAGAGTCTATCGACGACGTGCTGTAAACTGTAACCATTCCACACTAACCCCCGGCACGGTTTCTACCCACGTGCCGGGGGTTTCCTCTAGGAGATCCTAATGGAAACACTAATGTTCATCGACTTCGAGACGTACTCGCCGGTGAACCTGAAAGACTGCGGTGCGTACCCCTACATGGCATCCCCCGACTTTCGCCCACTCATCATGACCTACCGCTACGGCGTGGACGGTGAAACGAAGATTGCTCAGGGCGAGGCAGAGATTAAGTGGGCTCTGCGCGGACTGAACGAGCGCGAACACGTCACCTTCGTCGCGCACAACGCTAACTTCGAGCGCCTGGTCCTATCCCGCATCTTCAACTACGCGCCGGGTACCTTCATCGCCCCGGAGCGCTTCATCGACACAATGGCGATGGGCCGCTCCCTGGGCTTCCCCGGCAGCCTGGCTGATTTGTCCCGTGCCCTTCACGTCGAGGAAAAGGACTCGGCAGGTACCGCCCTGATTCAGTTGTTCTGTGTGCCGAGCAAGAAGACCGGGCGTGCATCGACTCCCGAAGAGCACCCCGAGGAGTGGGCAGCGTTCTGCCGCTACGCCGTTCAAGATGTCGATACGATGGTCGAGGTCTACCAAGCGCTCATCACCCGGTACGGCGGCTTCCCCAAGGGCGAGCGTGAAGTGTGGAACGCTGACCAGCGCATCAACGACCGCGGCATCCTCGTGGATGCAGAGCTTGCTGTCCGCTGTATGGATATTGCCGCTGTCGTCAAGGACATGCACCTGCAGCGCATGGGCGTAATCTCAGGGCTTGCCAACCCGAACTCCACTGCGCAGGTCTTGTCGTGGTTGAGGCTCCGTCTGGTGCAAGCGGGGGTGCTGGACAACCGGAGCGACCCGCCAGTGTTCAAGGACACGGGCGCACCCTTCAGGAGCGTGGACAAGGCGTCCGTGGCTTACCTGCTGTCCCGAACCGACCTGCCCCGTGGCGTGCGTACTTTCCTTGAAGAGCGCGCCGCATCCAACGCGGCCAGCGTCGCCAAGTTCAAGGCGATGACGAACCGACTCGGCGCAGATAACCGAGTCCGAGGCACCATCCAGTACTTCGGCGCGCACACCGGGCGCTGGGCTGGGCGCGGTGTCCAGTTGCAGAATCTCCCGAGCGTCACAGCTGGCGGCGATGAGGCGACTCAGGCGTTCGTGGACCGCGTGATGAACGAGCCTGCCGAGAATTTCAGTATCTCGGAACTCAAGCCGCTCATTCGCGGCGCACTCATGGCACCTGCAGGGCAGACCCTCACCGTCTGTGACTACTCCGCGATTGAAGCGCGCGTGTTGGCGTGGCTTGCCGGTGAGGAGTGGGTGCTCGAAGCGTTCCGAGCGGGTCGAGACATCTACATCGAGACTGCCGCTCGAATGTTCCATGTGCCCTATGATGAGGCGAAGCCCCTGCGTAAGAAGGGTAAGGTTGCAGTCCTCGCGCTGGGCTACGGCGGTGGCATCAACGCGCTCAAGGCGATGGGTGCAGAGGGCACCGACGCGGAGCTTGAAGAGATCAAGCAGACGTACCGCGCGGCTAACCCGCGCATCGCTAAATTCTGGGCTGATATGGACCGCGCGATGCGCAACCGTTCCGGGCGAGTCGGTGAGTACATCACCGTCTACCCGAAGGCTAACGGTCTGGTCACAATCAAGCTGCCCAGTGGCCGCGAGCTGCTCTACCACAAGCTACACTTCCGCACCGTCTCCAAGTTCGATAAGGAAGTGGAGGCTCTGCACTTCCTCGACCCTAAGAGCCACCGAGCCGTCATCCCCACCTACGGTGGACGACTAACCGAGAACGTGACGCAGGCGGTAGCCCGCGACGTTCTAGCTCATGCTCTGGTGAACCTCGATAAGGAGGACGTCGCGGTCGTCGCGCACGTTCACGATGAGGTCATTGCCGAAGGCGGGGTAACCGTGGAGCGAATGAAGGAGCTGATGGGCGCAGGAGTTGGAAACCCGCTCGCCCCGCCCTGGGCTGATGGTCTGCCGCTCGCGGCAGAAGGCTACTACTGCGCGCGCTACCGGAAGGAGTAAGGATGCGTCACGTATCTGTCCCCGCGCCACGAACACCGCCGCCGATACCGCGACCTGCCCGGTGCGTCTCGTGCCGGGTGCCGTGGGAGACAATCAACCCCCGGTGCGAGACATGCATCCACCGTGCGTACAAGGCAACGCTCGACCTCATCGAGGCACTAACATGGGATTACGGGTACAACTATTCGGAGCAGTTGGAGCTGACCGGGGACGTATCCAAGAGCATTATCGAGAAAGGAATCCTGAACATGGAAGTAGAAGCACCACGCGCTGATCTGGCGATTGATCCGGTAAGCCCCAACCATTACAACCCCATCCTCTCCGTGGACTTGGAGCAACACATCAACAAAATGCCGTACTTCGCGGGGGCGGCGCTCAAGTATTTGTGGCGCGCGCCGAGCAAGAACGGCGTGGAGGATTTGGACAAGGCGCGCAAGTGCCTACAGCTCCACCTACAGTATGCGATGTGGACTCGTGAGCGCCCGACTCCGGGTGTTGCTGGGCTCGTCGTTGAGATGGAGCGTGAGTGGGATAAATATCTGATGGAAGATAAGGTGTACCCGCTCCGCAAGGCTCAGCTTCGAGCACTGCTGACCGCCGCGAAGTGGCTTGCCGGGCATGATGCTGAGCCTAGCCACGCGATCAACGAGTACCAAGCCGCTCTTCGGGGCGCATAGCAAAACCCCCTCACACTGACAGCTACGAGTGTGAGGGGTTCCTCTACATGAAAGGCGTAGGAGCCTTCCGAAATAGTATAGCAGAGTGGCTATACCGATACGATGACGGGTGCTGTACTCATGGAGTGCTGCCCGTCGCACCTGCGCAGGTGGGGGCTTACGCCCCTGCTGCACTTAGTATATCAGAGCTGCGGCTCGGCGGGTTCCTTCGCTTCGCTCAGGACGCCCTGAACCTCAGTGCCGTGGTCAGACTCCGCAAGCGGGTTAGCCGGGGCGGGAGCCTCCATCAGTGCGGGGGCGACAGCTGCCGCCCCCTTGGCGGCGCTCCGGCC